AATATTACACGACTTATCTATCTGGAAGAAATTGGTCCTAAATCAGGCGGTCACGATATACCATACCAGCGCCGACGTATTATGGAAGTGGCGAAAATCTTTAATGCTATTCGCGTTATCTTGGATGCTACGGGGATTGGTGGGGCGTTTGAGACAGAAATAAGAGCAGAGTGTATTCCTCTCTCTATTCATTTTTTACCTTTTGTTTTTACGGGGGGACCTAAAGGTAGTAAAACTTTAATATACAGGGATATGGTATCCTTCGTTCAAAAGGGAGCGGTGAGAATTCCCAATCCTGACGGATTACCCCCTGAACAAGCTAAACTAGTATGGAAATGGTATAGAGAACATATCGAAATAGAATATGTAATGGATGCAGCAAACAAGACAGAAAAGATTTCTGCACCCTCTGGAAAACACGATGATTATTGTGATAGCTCTGCTATGGGTATCCACGCTTCTCTATCTATGTTACCCGGAGATTCTTCTTTCACTTCTATTACTTTGAGTAAGGGAGGTCCGTACCGTTCTGGGGCTCCAGCACAGGCTTTTGCGACCACACNTATGGGAGCAAAAGGGATGGGAAGAAAGAAAAATTTGCCTAGAGGTATGTAGCGCAATCTTTAAATATCATTTTATCACTTTAAATATAGGTAGTAATGGCTCTAAAAGATTTTTGGCCTTTCAAAAGGCGAGAATTTGCCCAAACGGGGAGTAATCCTCCTTACAAGAAGGATGCCCCTCGAAGTTTCGGAGAAGGTATAATAAGAAGAATCAAGTTGAATAAAAGTAGATTCGGCAGAGACTTCGAACCCCAAATTGGGGATAACCGCCGATATATGGATATTTATTTATCGGACCCATTAATACGAACACTTATCGATTTACCCTGCATTTATGCAGTAAAAGACGGTTATGACATTGTTACAGAAAACGAAGAAGAAAGAGAACGCATTACTAAACTTTTTAATGATATTAATGTTGAACTGACAATTTACAGCTGGTTACGCAATGCTCGCATTTTTGGAACTGGATATCTGGAGTGGACTGATGATAATTTGGTTTTACGGTCATCACAGAATATGTATGTTCAAAGAGACGAGAACGGCCAGATTATGTATTACTACCAAGATACAGGGGCTGATTCAGAAAATGTTAGATTCGAAGAAGAAGAAATTATAGAATTGAAGAATAACCCATTTGATGATTATGCATATGGCCTTTCAGATATTCACACAGTTCAATATCTGGTTGATTTAAAAGATTATGCAGAACGTGATGTAGGTGCTGCACTTAATAAATATGCTAATAGCCGTTATGATATAAGCTGTGGATTACCTGATATGCCTTACGGTCCAGATAAAATAAATGAGATTGTCAGTGCTTTTAATGGTTTGGAGCCGGGAGAAGATATAATTCACGGTAATGATATTGAGATTAAAGAAATGACAGGAACAAGACGCGCTTTTGAGTATGGTAAATATATTGATGATATTTCTATGAAAATCCATATGGCTCTTAAAGTGCCGGTTACTATGTGGTCTAACCCTGCTGAAGCTAGACCAATTTTTGAACCCTTTGTAAAATATTTACAAAAGGCTGTTGAAGCTTCTTTCAATTCGCAATTGATGCCACAATTGGGTGAAGATGTTCGTTTCGCATTCCGTCAAATGAATGTGGAAGATGCCTTTACCAAAGCGAAGACTGATATGATTTACTTGGCTGAAGGTGTACTTGCACCTGAAGAAGTAAGGGAAGAGCGCGGACTCGACCCACAGGGAGTTGTAGAAATGCAAGCTACCGAAAAAGAAGTAAATATATCGGGTGGCANAGATGAGGATAAGAAAGAAGAAACANAGCGCACCGAAAACAGGGGAGGCACAACAAAGAAAGGCGATGTCCGAAAGACAGCACGCCGTGCTTTTGAACCTGGCGCTAACGCCACAGGGAGACGTAAAAATGAGTAACTACGAAAGATGTCTAATTGATGTAGGACCCCGCTTAAAGAAACGGGGTTTCGAAAAACACGAACAAATGAGCCAGAATATCTGCCAGATGCGTTTTGCGGATGATGATGATACACCTCATCAATTCAGTCAATATAACGAAAACGATGTACGCAGAAGCTTTGCGCTTAATTTTGGATTAGAAGCTATTGCTGATACTTTTCCTGAGAATTTCGACGACAGTTTAGAAGTGTGGGAGTTCCCTGTCCTCGCTATTACTTCAGGATTGCACGAATACACTGAAGATGGTAAAGAACAAAAGGTTTATATAGAATCTAACATACTTAAAGATACTGTAGAAGCTTTCAACGAGCTACCAATCTACGTTAATCATCAGCGAACACCTGATGATTTGATCGGGAAAGCAATAAACCCCGAGATAAAAGAAATGGAAAATGGGAAGATTGCCATCAAAATGTTGGCTCAACTTTCCAATAATGAAAAAGCCTATGAAACAATGCAGAAGATGAAGGATGGGGATGTCACGAATGTCAGTATCGATTGGTTTTCCAAAGATATTGATGTAATGGGTGACACCTATGCTACTAACATCCGCCCAGTGGAAGTGTCATTTATTGACAATAAACTGGCTAAGGCGGTCTGCGACGAATGCACGATTGATATGAAATGTGATGTACACGAGGAAGATGTGAAAAAGGAATCGTGTTGCGATTCTTGTTCGCACGGAGACTCGTGTGAATGTGAAAGTAGCGAAACGATACAACATAAAGAGGATGAAAATATGGCAGAAAACGACTCAAAAACCGAAGCCGAGGTAATAACGGAACGAGAGTTTGCTTCCCTAAGAGGACAGTTAGAAGAACTTCAGACTGCTCACACAGAGTTGCAGAAGCAGTATGATAGCGCATCAGCTACTATTACTACCTTTGAACAAGCTGAAGCAGAGAGGGCAAAGGCCGACGCCGAAGCTCGCAAAAGTGATGTCGTGAATACGATTATCGATAAAGAACTGCTTCTTAAAACCCTTGAGGAAGATAGCCGCGAAGCCCGTTTAACGGAACTCGCTGCTTGGGAAGAAAATAAACTCGTTGGATTTAGTGAGGCAATCGGAAGTATACCTGTACCGGAAGACACAGAACGGTCATTCGGAAAAGGTGTAGCACACGAAGACAGTGACGCCCCTGTTAACGCAGAGGCTGAAGTAGAGCGAATGTTCGCTCTCAACAAAGGAGGGAAAATAACCCTCAATAAAAATTGGAAAAAAGCTTAAAAGGTGATTAAATATGGCAACAGAAATTTTAGTTAACGATGGCGGAGCACCCGCCCGAATCCTACCTTTCACAGCAGGTTCTACAATTGCAGCAGGCGAGCCAGTTGGAATGGCGACCCCTGATGGTGAAATCGATTCAGCAAATACCGCTTTGAGTGGTACTATGGCTCTCGGTGTATCCTTAACGGCTGTCACTTCTGGCAGTATATGCAATGTAATTTCCGGTCGTGGTGTGATACTTAACGCTAGCGTTAGTGGAACAGCCGCAATTGGTTCAGAACTTGAGATGTCAGGACTAGGAGACTTCCAACCTTACGTTTACCTCGCAGACGGCGGTAGACCTACAGCGTTGGCATTAGCAGCCCATAGTGGTGACCCGACTTTAGCAAGGATACTTTTACTCTGAGGTGATTTGAATGGCAATAACAGGTGTAACAGAACAGCCCGGTCTTTTGACTACGGTTAATGAAGGCTCTTATAACGCAACTGGCGGTACGGGAGAACGCGTACTCGTCGATTATAAAGACGCACTTATTGACTACAAAGTTACAGATTTGGCCGCGCTGCAAATGTTCGCAGAACCTATGACGACCGATACTGGAGGAGATATAGATATTACATTTGCTCTTCCAAGTATGGCGATGGAACAGATTGACGAAGGAAGTACTCCCAAATATCAGCACACCAAGATGCGCTCCGAGCGTGTTAGTGTTAATGAATGGGGTCTTGCAGTCGGTGTAACCCGTAGGATGATAGAAGACTCTCGATTTAATGAAGT